TAAATCCCCATTTATCAAGTTTACCTCCTGTGGGTGTCTCTGGACTATCAAACATCACTTAAACTCACATTCTACCATTATTTCAGTTAAACATGCCAGCATATTTATTTCTTGGTCTGCGACGAACGAACTTTGATACTGATACTTAGCAATAATAAGAACAGCAGCAGCAATCCCAGGACCTGCCAGGTGTACATAAAGAGCATCATAAATGCTGCGCAAGAGTACAGTAGGATCATTGTCCAAATTATCAACGACCCACTTTCTGACCTGAGAATAGTCTTTACCTTTGAGAGTTTTGAAAAGATCATCTGTCTTTACGTTACTAAAAGTTGCAAGGATACCACTATCTATTTTACCACTAACTGAGTATCTCTGCAACTCATTAAGAACACGTCTCCAATCAGGAAAGTGTTTTTGAATAAGTTCTACTAAAACTTTTGGATCATATTCCACAACTTCTTTCTCAAGTATAGACCTGAGACGGTTGAAAAACTTCGCTGCAAGTTCTTGTCTTTCTTTACCTCTGATTGAGAAGTCAACGACGGAGCATCTAGAGTGGAGAGGTTGAATGATTTTGTTTTTGTAGTTGCAGGTGAAGATGAATCTGCAGTTACCAATAAACTCCTCAGTAAACGCCCGTAAACAGAGTTGTACATCTGGGGTAGTGTTATCTGCCTCATCAATGATGACGACTTTGTGTTTCGCAGTTGAAGAAAGCGAGACGGTCGAAGCGAAATTCTTCGCATTGTTTCTGACAGTATCCAGGAATCTCCCCTCATCGGATCCATTGATGACATAATAATCTGCTCCTAGTTCCTGACATAATGCTTTTGCTACTGTAGTCTTACCACATCCTGGAGGTCCAGAAAGAAGAAGGTTTGGTACCTCACCCTTTGCTAAGAAATCTTTGAATGTTTTCTTTGTACTCTCTGGAAGAATACAATCATCAATAGTCTGGGGTCTGTATCGTTCTGTCCAAATGAATTCATTACGACTCATTAACTTTCCTCATAATAAAAGAATCACCATTATCAATAAATTCTAACATATCCCCCTCTTTCCATCCAGTTTCTTGGAGGATTTCTTCAGAGAATGTTAAAACTCCATCATCACTTACTACCAATGTAGTATTCATACAAACTGTCTCAACTTAATTAGTATAGTTTTATATGCCTCTACTATATCACCTTCTCCATTACGGAACAAGTCCTTATCAAACCTTCCTGACTGTCCCTTGCTCCACAACCTCATGTTGTCTGGTGAGAGTTCATCAGCAACATAGAGGTCACCATGAGCATCATATCCAAACTCTAGTTTGAAATCAACCAAATCAATACCACACAGAAAGAACAGTTGTTGTAATGCATCATTGATATTACGAACCTGTTCAATCAGTGGTTCTGTATTGATACCCATTAACCTTACACGATCTGGTGTGAGGAGTGGATCATTCTTTGTATCATCTTTGAGAAAGAACTCAACAATAGGTGGTTGAATAACCATACCTTCTTTGAGATTGGTGGTTCTTACAATAGAACCTGCTGCAATGTTCCTACAGATAACTTCTACAGGAACAATCTCCAGTTTCTTACACTTCATGGTATCCAGTGAAGGACAATCAATAAAGTGAGTTCTGATTGAGTTACTTTCTAGATACTCAAACAACATTGCTGACATAAGACAACAGATATTACCCTTTCCTTTTGGATAATCAATCATCTGCCCATTTCCAGCAGTCACACAATCTTCATACTTAATCAATACCTCTTCAGGATTATCAGTAGCATAAAGTGTTTTTACTTTTCCTTTTAAAATTTCAGTCATACCCATTCAGGTTTACGGTTAGGTAGGCGAAGATAATTATCTTTCACCCAAGGTTTAGAACCAATATACATTTTGTATGCATCAAAGGTTGAAATACTAGTATCTAGTTTGAACTCATCAGGCATTGCCCTAACAAAAGGCGTAGTATCCTTACCAGACCTTCCTGTAGGATCACCAGTGGGGAGAATATCCTTTGCAACCAAGAGAGTATGATAACAGGTGTGAACCTTATCATATCGGTTCTTATACTCCTCACAGAGAGCCAAACCATGTTGTAGGAGCCATTGCCAGTTCATCACAAACTCATTGGCCCAGAGGGTACAGGGATGGTTACGAAAGGCACCTTTCTCAGTAGTATATGGTGTACCATCAGATTTAGGAAGAGTGCCAAACCCATGACCCCATTTGTCAGAACAGACAATAGCCAACATCTGACAGGTCTCAAGAGGCATCTTGACAATATGTTTGTCAGGAAGAACTCTTGCAGATAGATAAGGACTTGGATCTGTGACAAAGACATTCATAATAATTTTGATAGTGAAATCAATAGTAGGAATGCTAGCATTATAACCACATCCCAAGACTTTGTTCTAATGAAGTAAGGAACTGAGATAAGATCTGCAACAAAATGCAATCCAACCCCAAGTGTTACATTGATATGCAGAACAACGAAATAAGCAGTGATTACAAGAGCACTGCCTACTATCCTCATTGGAACATCAATTGGTCTTACTGCTCCAGAAACTGACATAAGTACACCACACCCCAATTTAATGTATTAGATGGAATAGCATCAACATTCTCCTCTAGGATTTGCTTTGCTTTCATCAACCTTACTATACCACAGATCTTTGCTGTTGCCTTAGAAATCTCCATGAATTCCTCAAAGTCTTCAGCATTGCCCTGCTTGACTCCACTCACATAAAGTCTCCTTGCCTCCTTCATCAACTCTTGAGTCTCAGGTTCAAAGGTGATTGTTTCTTCCTTGAGAGGGATTTCCATATTCTTCATGCAAGACATGCTGAACTTCATTGCTGCTCTTGTCTCCTCAAGAGGAAGAGCATATTCAGCATTGTCTCTAAATGCATGTTGAATCACACCATTGGTACACTCCATGACCCTGAGAATAGCAATCTTGTCTTTCTCAGTGTCAGGGAGGTCATTGTAGATAGAATACCAATCTTTCATCAACCAAAGGTGCTATCAGGTTCAAGAGCAATATAGTAGGTCACATCAATATTCTGATTGGTAAAGCGAGACAGGAGTTTAGAAGAGACTACAACATCATAGGTTCCAGGAACAATTTTCAAGTTCTCTTCCTTGAAGTTGAATACAAAACTATCAGAGGTTTCTCCAACAATGATAGAGAAGTCATTAGAAGTATCATTCTTCTTATCACGTGCAACCAGTTTGACTACACCATTCTCACCAATAGCAGAGATATCAGGAAGTTGATAGACAGATGCTGCCTTCTTCAGTTTCTCCAATTGTTGACTAGTCAATGTGAAGTACACATCTTCTGTGGGAAGAGAGATTTCCTTTTCAGGAGGTGCAACAATCACCGTAGGATCAGCAAAGAAATACTTAGAACGCATCTTGCCTTCTTTGATAACTACATACTGGTCATTGGTGAAATCTAGGTCTGCACTTGAGTGTAGAGAAAGACCATTAAGGAACTGATTCAAGTCATAGATACCAAAATCTTTGGGGAAATCTTCAGCAATGTTTGCTTCAACCAAGATGTTTTTCATCACTGAGATTGACCTGAGTTTGCTACCCTCCTTGAACAGAATAGATTGGTTGATTGAAGAAAAGTTCTTCAATAGATTCACAGTAGTTTCAGATAATTTCATAGTCATTGAGGGTAGATTTCACGTTGTGCGTTTTTGTCATTGAAGTGTAGCAGAAGAACAGCATAATGCAAGATCTTCATAATGTCACGTCTTGATGTACCTTTCCTATCATATCTAGAGGCATACTTGAGAATGTTAGACCTGCAGAATGATTCACCATCACCACAAGCTTCAATAAGGTCAAGTGTCTGTATCTTTTCAGTACCAGCAGAATAGTGCTGGTTGTATGTGCCAGAAATATAATCTGACAACTCTTTCAGGATTGCCTCTTCATTATACTTCCATCTTGGTTTGGTTTTAGGAAAGTCTGGAACATCAAAACTAATAGTATCCTCAGAAATTGCACCATAAAGTCCATATGGAACTTGTTGTGCTGCGTAAGATGAGATGTAGTCTGAAGAACCACCTAGACTGATAGTATCAGTTCCCTCTCCCCCATAAATGATGTGATCTCCACCCCAGAACTCATTCCAGTCTGCAGACTTTCCTTCACTGACTCCTTTGGTGGAGTCATTTCCATTAGACATATTTTTAGTCATAGTAATCCTTTCAGTATTATATCAGATAATTGGAGTTGGGTCAACATTAATGTGCTGCATTGTCTCCTCCTCAGGGATAATAAAATCAACATCAACCTTATCATAAAGTTCCAAGAAAGATGCCTTAGTCTCATCATCAAAACGATTGATACAGACTTGAATTGCCTTTGCTTTATCAGCAAAGATGCTGTAAGCACGAATGATGTGAACCAATCTTCTTGTGCTGATAACATCCTCAATACCACCATCATAGAAGGTTTTGCGAATAATGTCTGCCCAATCTACAAGATGCTTACAAAACTTACGATCCTCAATTTCAAAGTCTAATGCAATACCTTCTAGAATCTTCTGCTCAACAGTAGGAGTGGGATAGGTCTGCTCAAAGGTTACACAGAAGCGTTCTAGGAATGCTTCATTCAAAACATTAGTTCCAATAAAGCGACCATCATCAGAACCTTTACCCTTAGTGTTAGCAGTTGCTATGATATTAAATCCAGGTGTAGGTTGAATATACTTACCAATCTTTTTGAGGAACAGACCTTTGCCTTCTAGGATAGATTGTAAGCAGAGGATTTTGTTAGATGCTAGGTCAACCTCATCTAGAAGCAACACTGCTCCACGTTCCAGAGCCTCGATGACTGGACCGTTATGCCAAACAGTTTCACCATTAATAAGACGAAACCCACCAATAAGATCGTCTTCGTCAGTCTCAATAGTAATGTTGACACGAATTAATTCTTTTTTGAGTTGTGAACATGCTTGTTCAACACATAGTGTTTTGCCATTTCCAGAG